GACAGTGTAAATGTAAAAATAGGTAAGTACGATTTATATTCAAATGATGAAGAAAAATTAATTAGCTCAAAACACTTAAACAAGCGAAACACGAAGTTAATTTGTGAATACATTGAAAGCGTGTTATACGATAATCCGTACGATTATGAATATATAGACATACTTGACGATGAAGAGGAAGAAAGATTGTATTGGCAAGAATTAGCAAGAGACGATAATTATTATTTGAATATTTAAAAAAAAGTATAACTTTGTAATGTGAGACACATACTACTTTTTCCACTACTTATAACCCTGTTCACATTGGATAGGGTTTTTTTGGTTATATGTTTTTGGAAAAGCAGTTTTAAATTTGAGCGCTGGGTATATAAAGACGAACTGATATTGGAATCAATCCACCGTGTTTTATTAGGGTTGTCAACTATTTCTTTAATTTTATTATCTACTTCAATTTGGTGAATCAAATGTTTTTAATAGAACTAAGCAAGCACCACAAAGACTGGATTAGAATAGTTAGCGCCTTAGGAGAGGAATTATACTGCGAGGATATAGTACAAGAGATGTATCTCAAAATGGCAAAGCTGGAAAATATAGAACGATTTTACATAAACGAAAAGCTAAATAAGAACTTTGTTTGGACTGTACTAAGGAACATGACTTGCGATTACCAAAAGAGTAAACAACGATTACTGAAAGTAAATATTACTGAAGCGATGCAAGTAAAAGACGAATACGAACCAGAAGTATTAGAAGCCAAAAAAAGATTTGAAATAAAAATAAATGAAGAAGTAAAAAGCTGGCATTGGTACGATCAACTATTGTTTGACCTTTACCGAACTTCAGGGATGAGTACACGACAAATAGAGGGAGTTACCGGAATAAGTTTTAAAAGCGTATGGAAAACTATTAAGACTTGCAAAGACCGATTGAAAGAAAATGTAGGAGAACATTACGAAGATTTAAAGAACCAGGATTACGAATTAATAAAATGAAGTTAGACGAAAAAATATTAGATAGAATGTTAGACGCTTCAAGGTTTACGACTAATCAAATAATTGAATTAGATGTTAAGTTTTGGGTTTCAAAAGATTTTACTGAATATCCTACTAAGCACCATTTTATAGACGTAATTAAATTGCAAGTTTTAGAAGATGAAACAATACTTTTAGGAACTGAAGAACAAGTTTTAAAATATAAATTAAAATAACATGAAAAGAAAAAGACGGACAAAAGCTGAAATTGAAGCAAGTAAATTACCTACTTATGAAGTTGTAATTGATGAAAAAGCTTCAGGAGTAGAAAATATAAGTTTAGGATTAGGAGACACAGTTGAAAAGGTATTAGAAGTTACTGGAGTAGCTAAATTGGCTAAATGGGTAATGGGTGAAGATTGCGGTTGCGATGAGAGAAAAGAAAAACTCAATGCTTTATTTCCTTACCGCAAACCTGAATGTTTACTAAAACACGAACACGAATACTTAGAAAATTGGTTTAAAGAAAAAAGATACTCAATGAGACCTACCGAACAAAAAGAAATACTTGCTATTTATAACCGAGTATTCAAAGTAAATATGCAACCAACCAGCTGCGGTAGTTGTCTAAGAGATGTAATGAATAAACTTGAAACTTTATACAACAGTTATAAAGACGAACAATAAAAACACGAAGTAAAATGGCAAAAGTAGGTAGACCAAGAAATTTAGATAGTCCCGAACAACTATACGAACTATTTAAAAAATACAAAGAAGACGTAAAAGCGAACCCGAGAATAAAAAGCGTATTCGGAGGTAAAGAATTTGAAGAAAGAGCCGAGCCACTTGAAAGACCTTTAACAATGGAAGGATTCGAAATATTTTGCTGGGATATTGTAGGCGAAGTAGAACAATATTTTAAAAACATTGATAAAAGATATTCGGAATATATCCCTATCTGTTCACGTATACGCAAAGAAATACGCGAAGATCAAATAACGGGCGGTATGGTAGGACAGTATAACGCAAGCATTACGCAACGTTTAAACAACTTAAAAGAGCAAGTTGAACAAAATGTAACTGAAACTAAAATAATTAATTTAGGCAACGGAATTAACCCGAATGAATGAAGCTTTTAATCAAACAAGAACACGCTACATTTTATCTAAATGACAAAGTAAATACTGAATTATTATACGGTGGTGCGGCTGGCGGTGGTAAAAGCGCCTTTGGTTGTTTGTGGCTTATTTCAATGTGTCAAAAATACGCTGGCACTCGTTGGTTAATGGGTAGGTCAAAATTAAAAAGCCTAAAAGAAACAACGTTAAATTCATTTTTTGAGTTAACAAGCAAATTAGAAATAAACGATCAATTTGATTACAACGCTCAATCAAATATTATTTACTGGAAAAACGGTTCTGAAATATTACTAAAGGATTTATTTCTTTATCCAAGTGACCCTAACTTTGATGGCTTGGGTTCTTTGGAGTTAACGGGCGCGTTTGTAGATGAGTGCAATCAAATTACTTATAAAGCGTGGCAAATAGTTAAGTCGCGAATAAGATATAAATTAAACGATTACGGATTAATTCCTAAATTATTAGGAACTTGTAACCCAGCTAAAAATTGGGTTTATAAAGAATTTTATTCGCCAGATAAAAACGGAACGTTAAAAAATTATAGAAAGTTTATTCAAGCTTTACCTAAAGACAATCCGTATTTACCTGATAGTTATATTCAATCATTATTGCAATTAGATAAAAATTCACGTGAAAGGCTTTATTACGGAAACTGGGAATATGACGATGACCCAAGCGCTTTAATTTCGCAAGACGCTATCGTTAATTATTTCAACCCCGTTCACTTAACTAAAGGCGCTGAAAAGTATATTACGATAGATGTAGCGCGTCAAGGTAAAGATAAAACGGTATTTCGTATTTGGTATGGTTGGGTTTGTGTTGAATCATATAGAATAGAAAAAAGTGGTTTGGACGTTGTTGTAAAAAAAGGATTAGAATTTATTCAAAAACATTCAATTCCTTTAACAAACGTAATAGCTGATGAAGATGGCGTTGGGGGCGGTGTAGTTGACTTCTTAAAATGTAGGGGTTTTATAAATAATGCGCAACCGTTAAAAGGCGAAAACTATTCTAACTTGAAAAGTCAATGTTCTATATTAACAGCTAAAAAAATAAGCCTAAACGAAATGGGCGAATTATGCAACGATAAAGCCTTGGTTGATATAGTTTCTGAAGAAATGGAGCAAATTAAAATGAAGGATATAGATAAGGACGGTAAACTGTCAATAGTGCCAAAAGAAATGATAAAAGAAAATATTGGTAGGTCGCCAGATGAGTGGGATAGTATTATGATGCGGTACTATTTTGAATTACAACCTAAAGGCGTTTATCATATTTGGTAAATAAATAACAGTTGGCACCCGTTCAAGTATGCAGATAGTGTGAAAATATCTTTTTGTTAAGGTCAACAAAATGCTTAAACTACAAAAACACGAAATAAAAGTTAATTAATAAGATGAAAACAGAAATAGTAATACCTACTTCTTTGAGTGAAATTCCTTTGAAGTGCTACCAAGAATTTATGAAGGTAGTGGAAAAATCAAACGATGAGGAATTTATAGGACAAAAGACCGTTGAAATATTTTGCGGTTTACAAATGAAAGACGTAGTAAGGGTGAAATGGAGCGACATACGAGATTTAACTTTACACCTAAATAAAATATTTAAGGAAAAGCCTAAGTTTCAGCACACATTCAAAATCAAAGGTACTGAATTTGGTTTTATCACTAATTTAGAGGATATGACTTTTGGAGAGTACATTGATTTAGAAACAAACATTTCCAGCGTAGAGAATTTTCACAAAGCAATGGCTGTAATGTACAGACCGATCACAAAGAAAGTAAAAGACCGATACGAGATATTTCCGTACACAGGAACGGATGAATTTAGCGAGGTAATGAAATACGCTTCTTTGGATGTTGTCTTAGGTGCAACGGTTTTTTTTTCGACTTTAGGAAGCGACTTAGTACAACATACGCTTACCTATTTGGAGAAGGAGATGTAGAAGAATCCGAAGTTAATGACTTTAGCGAAAGAGCGCAATTTAATAAAAGATGGGGCTGGTACAATTCAATCTATGCACTTGCTAAAGGAGACGTTACAAAGTTTGATGATGTTACCAAGTTGGGGGTTAGAAAGTGTCTTACCTATCTCACTTACGAAAGACAAAAATTAGAAATAGAAGAAAGAGAAATTAAAAGAATAAGAAAACATGGCTAACTATTACACGATATTAGATACACTAAAAACGAACTTGAATAATGACCCGTTTATTAATACGGTAACGCAAGGTGATATATTTGCAGTTGACTTAGCAAAACAAACTATATTTCCTTTGTGCCATATTATAGTAAACAGCGCTACGTTTGAAAGTAACATCATTCGCTTTAATGTAAGCATTATGGCAATGGATATTGTAAACAAATCAAAAGACGAAGATACAGACATATTTAACGGAAACGATAACGAGGTTTATGTACTTAATACAATGATTTCAGTATTGAATAGGTTATACGAAGAATTAAGAAGGGGTGATTTATTTACTGATTCTTTTCAGGTAGATGGCAATCCAGGATTAGAGCCATTTGCTGAAAGGTTTGAAAACTATTTAGCTGGTTGGACAATGACGTTCGATATTTTAGTTCCTAACGATATGACTGTTTGTTAATGAGTGAAAGATTAAAAGCCT